ACGATAAAAATTTGTCACAGGTAGTGAAACCTATTTCTCAAAAAAATTGCCCAAACATGTCTGCGTGGCTTTCTATTCACAGTAGCCCCCCTTGCAATAGGGGTCATGGGGTCGTGTTTACGTTCTGACGCGCTCCTGCTTCTTTTGTTCATGCGTTTAAATGAGGCAGTCGCGCACGCACCGTAGCTATGTATGCTCCCTACATACATGGCTGTCTGGCAGGCGTATTATAGCCCTCACTACTTCACGTTAAGGATTTACTATACACCGCATCCATCGCTCTTTATGCCCCCATTGTGTGGTTCTGGTGTCCATTTCTTCAGCCACTTCATGGTGTGGAATTAATCCATGCCGTAAATGGCGAAGGAGCCAATATGTCTAATGAGAATGTTATTGCATTTGTAATTAACCATTTCACAGAGGTCGCATCCTGCAAGAACCCTCGTACGGGGAAAGCTGGTAAAGTCCGTAACTTAATCGGTTATGTGATTGACCCTGATGGCGTTCGTAAATCTTCAGTCAAGCTTGCATGCTATGACAAGCAGATTGCTAAAGCAGAGAAAGCTTTGGAGAACGTGCCTGAGGGTGAAAAGCTTGTGCTTTCACTTACTGGTGTGGAATATGAGCCTTTTGTTGGTGAAAAGGGTGTCTGGCATAACATTCGTGCTTTTCAGATGGTCGGCACGGATTCCATACCTGCACAAAGGCAGGAGTTTAACTGGTAGCACCCATTGTGCTAATCCTTTATGCCCATCACATTAATTTGTGGTGGGCATTACTTAAAGGCTTGGTGCGCGAGTACATAGATGCTAACGCATCTCGCGCTTGGTGGCCTGCCCACCCTCAGGTTTTTTTGCAACTCTCGCCAACAGCTAAAGGAGACAGCTTTGAACATCACAGTTAATGTGCAGACTCAGCCTTTATTATTCGCAGTCAACAAGGAGAATGGTAACTCAATCAGAGTTGTTCGCATAAGTGGAACTGATGTGTGGCTATTCATCCATGATGACAATGCAGACCATCGCACCTATACAACGATTTGCCCAACTTTCCTTAGTGCTAAAGACTTATATTTTGGCATGAAAACAATTTAACTATGCTGACCCTCTGGGTTAGTAGCTGACAGTACACATCCTAATGACCTCAACTCATTAGCTTGTTCTACGGCTGTCCTCTAAGCGTTCCTGATAGGAGTCGCGGAATCACCACGCCAGGGTTAACTCCCGATAGGTGGTCAGGAACAAATATTTCATAGCTAATGTGAACACTGTAAGACCGATGATAGTAGACGTACTTACCTGAGGCATGCACATTAGCTTGATTTTTTGTAACAAGGAGTAGCATCATGAAAAGATAGTAGAGACTAAAATAGGTGCCATTGGTATACGCCAGTGGCACCGTTGGGCTTTTTTGCTACACGCGCCAACAGCCACTTCTTCAGCCACCCCTTGAATGGATTTAAGATTATGGGCAGTCTCACGCAATTAGGCAGGGTTATTTATTTAGCCCTGCTATTGCTGGTGTCCTTTATATAATATTGCAGGTTTGCGGGTTGAGGTTGTTCCCTTAGACAAGGAGTGGCCGAATGTCTCATGTGGAGTTGTAGCGTTGAGAGCTACCGATCATGTACTCGCAAAGAATTTGACTAAGACTCGGGCGTATGGTATCGCTGGCAACAGAATGAACCAAATGTATTAGTAATGATGGAGGGAGGTGGTGCTTGCAACACTTTACGACGCGAGTATCCCTCTCTCTTGACTTGCAAAGGAGATCTACCCATGACTATTAAAGATTTGTTGATTCAACGTAGTAAGCAGCCAAAGATTGCTAACTTCACACTTGCTGACTTGAGATATTATGCTCGACTCAGAGGTGATGTGCAATGGTGCCGACTACGCAAATACAAGAAGGAGACAGACCCATGTTCGAGAAAATGAAACGCTTTGTATTGAATCGTGAACTTCATGAGCCTAAACGCTATCACGGTGAAAGCATGAAAGAGTATCGCGCTCGTCAGGCCGCCAGTCGTGCAGCAGTTGACAATCGCGGTAGAACTATTCATGTTTCTAAATGGCCTTACAAACGTACAGATGGTGAGATTGGTTTTCACACATCTATCTTTCGCAAAAAGAAGTCAGACTCTTGGCTTGCTAAGAAAGCGAAGAAACGATGAAATACATAATCACACCACAAGCTCAGGTTGTCACCGAGGAAGATTACCATTCTGGTAATTGTCCTGATTCCGCTAAACACATCGCTCGCAGAGTTTTCGGAAGGGTAAAGCCTGAGAAACTTAAAGCTTTTGCTACCCACCTAAAAGACGACTTCCCGCGTAAATAACCTAGTCGTCACTACACGAAATGCCTACTCGCTAATTGAGTAGGCATTTTTCTTTGTAAGCGGTAAACAACAAGGAGGACATTCATGGAAATGAATAGGTCGAAACATAAGCCTGACCATTGGCCTGTGTGTACTGCATGTGGTAGTTCCAATATTGTATTTCATCACAATACTACCAGGTACAACCGAATCAACCAAAACTTTCAACTCGTATCCACTAACAGCAAGTGGGCGAGTTGTAATAACCCTGACTGTTTACACCAACAGTTTGAACCTGAATGGAAGGAGGTCGAACCCCATGAAGGACTTGAAACAAGAGCTGACAAAACTCTTTGACTCACTCATATTGGATCCAGAGCGCATGGCTCGATATGTTGCTAAATGGCGTGGAGGTGGAGCTAACAAGCTGAACTCATCACGTTTATCATTTCTCAATAACCTATTACTGCTAATTCAGATGGATTATCGGCAAATGGGTGAACCAACGCTTGTTGGAGGATTCAAACAATGGGGGCAGTTCAAGCGTCATGTGAAGGCAGGCGAGAAAGCCTTGCGAATCATGGCACCTATGATTTACCAGAAAAAGACAGAAGAAGAAACTATTCGCGGGTTTAAAGCTGTGGCTGTTTTCGATTTATGTCAAACTGAGGGTGAGGATGTGCCTATTCCTGGCATTGTAGATGATGTCATGGGGCAATCAATTGTTACCCTTGACCAAGCTATTGAAGCTTGCCCTTTTCCCGTGGAAATCACGACCAACAAATATGTATCAGCGAACGGCAAGACTGATGGTAAGACTATCTGGATAACAGATAGGGGTGAGGAACAACAGAATACAGGCATGTTGCTCACGCTATTTCATGAGTGGGGTCACGCTTCCATGAAGCATTTGGAAGATGATCAAAGCTACCCTGCACATGAGTTAGAAGCTGAATCATTTTCCTTCATACTCGCCAACGGTGTTGGCTTGGAACATCTTTCTGCAAAGGACTACATCGCTAATTGGTCCGCGAACATGAAAGAGAAAGTTGATGGATATTGGATGAATGATGTGCGTTCAGAGCGTATCATGGCACAAGTCAATATTGCTCTCAGACAGATGGGGGTTACATCATGAGTGGGATGGAGAAGCCTAAAAGCTGCGCTTGTGATAAGCAGATTGTTTTCTTCTTTGAGAATCCAACAGTAATCATCTGCGAAGAATGTGAAATTACCTTCTTCCATGACCAAAAGGAATGTCCTTACTGCTCTAAACCAGTCACATATTTCATCAAAGAAGAACGCAAATAAACCCTTTGCGGTATGCCTGACAAATTGCTATTGTTAGGCTCATGACCATAAACTTATAGCGAAGAAAGGGGCTTAAATGCCTGACAAAAAGACCACTCCCGAACCAAAGGGATTGACTGATTTATCACCTGTCCTGCTCATCACTGGACAACCTGGCTCTGGTAAATCCACGGCTATCGAACACCTTGACACGAAAACAACCGCTGTTATCAATGTCGAGAGAAAGTTGCTACCCTTCCCAGGGGCTAGAGACTTTAAAATGCAAGTCTATCCAACGAACTATCTTGAGTTCCATAGCTTTTACGGAAAGCTAATCGACCACAAGGATGTCAAAACAATCGTTATTGACAGTCTCACATCGGTTACCGAAGCATTGGAAACTTATTGTATTGCTCAATGGAAAGCAGTAGATCCATATGCAGTCTGGAACAATTACAACACCATGCTAGGTAGTATTCTGCAGAAGGCTAAGGAATCGGGCAAGAATGTCATATTCATTGGTCACGAAGAATTACTCATGGCAGATGATGGTATGCGTGAACGTCGTACTCGCACATTCGGTAAACGCTGGAAAGGCTTAATCGAGAAAGAGTTCGCAATTGTTCTGTGGAGCATGATCGAAATGCGTGAGGGTGAACCTGTTCACCTATTCATGACTCGTACTGATGGTGAACGGCCTGCAAAGGCACCCAGAGGTATGTTTGAAGAACGCCTTATTCCCAATGACTACAACGCTGTAATGACAGCAATTATCGACTATTACAAAACATCTGAGTAGTCATGGGCAAGAGAAATTCGACCTATGATAAAGTATTGGATATTCTTAAAAAGCATCCAGTAACCCTTTCATCTGACAAAGCCTTAGTTTGGCGTTATGCCGTGAACCACTACGGTCACCTATTTTCTCAGGGTACACAACTCATGCCCTGGGAGGTGTTTAAAATGATGCCAAGCGGTGAGTCAATCACCCGAGCTAGAAGAAAAGCTCTTGAGTTAAACCCCGATTTACAATCACAAGTTGACCCTAAGGTTAGGGCCAAGCGATCACTTATTGCCACGAAGAAAGGCAACCATGTATTCCACTCTTAATAGAAAGGACTCTTAATGAGTTACGAATTTGATCCAAATGAAGTCTCTGGCACCCCGAAACGTAGAACTGGTATTGCGAATGTTCGCATTGTTGATGCCTTTGACTTGCTTCAAATGGACTTAAAGCTACCTGCCAACAAGGAAAAGATTGAAAAGCTCAAACTCGATTCCTTGATTACAAAGGTACGAAATGACCCCAAGAATATTGCTGTATTGCAAGTCTTACTTGAGGTCGATGGTCAACAGTACCGCAAGATTATCTATGGTGGTCAGAAAACCATGTGGAAGATTGGCAACCTATATGCTGCAACAGGCGTATTTGCCAATAAACCCCGTGATGCAAAGGGTAAGGTGAAAACCGAGCCTGCTGATCTCATTGGTCGTCAAGCAAAGACATTGTTCTTTGTTAAAGGGAAATATACAGATGTATATGACCTATTCCCTCTGGAAACTCCCGACAATGTTGTGCAAGCCACTTTCGATACTGATGATTGGCTTCAGAACAAGATTCGGGAATCTGCTGTTCCCGCTGATGGTGCTATTCCAGGAGTTGACACTCCTGCTGATACACCAGCTGGTGCAACATCCAACGACGAACCGCTACCATTTTAACCCATGAGCCAAGACTATTTTATTGAATTGGTCTTGGATGCTTTCTGGAAACGTGGCGGGTTAGTCCGAATGAATGAGTTACGCTCAGTCTATGGACAAGCCCGCTACGCTTACAGATCGATGTGGTACTGGGGTCAGGATATGCTTGAACACTCTAATCGAACCAATAGTCTTAGATTCTTCAATGGTGATTACCACCTTGATGTTGTTGACATTGATATTGATTACTTGGGTGACAAGTATAACCCTGATGATATTTCTGACAACCATACCCAACAGCTAGTGGAAGGTATCATGCTACAATTGTCAGACTTGGGTGTTCCCGATATGAACATCTTACCCACCTTTTCAGGAACTGGTTACAATATTCTATTGCCTGCTGCTCTATTCGGTGATGGATTCAAGCCAGCGAATGACCTACCTGCTCGCGTAAAGGAAACAATGAAAAGCATCTTCGGTGATGACATTGATAACATTTACGATGCAGGAAGGATCTACCGTGTACTAAACACGCTGAATGAGAAATCTGGATTGTATAAGATTCCACTCACCTTGCGTGAGCTTCGTGACATGCCCATGAAAGATGTTCGCCTACTTGCTCAGAGTCCTCGTAACCCCGATGAATCTCAGAAAGAATGGCGTGAGGTATTTGAACCTGTATTAGCAGATGAGGTTCGGGAACCATTAACTTATCATTTTAATAAGCCAATTGTTTCATCCCCAAATCATACTAAAGTAGCTATGTGTATTGCTGACTTATGGAGAGGGGAGCAGATTGAACAAAGAAACAATTCGGCTACTCGCATCATCAGTCATTACAGAAGAAACGGAATCCCTCAGGATGCTTCTGAAATGCTAATGCGTGATTGGGCTGCTCGGGTTGACTTACCCGAAAAGGAAATTGCGACATCAATTAAAAGCGTCTATGAGAAGGGCTACACCTTTGGATGTAATGACCCTATACTCAAATCAAGATGTAACCATGATTGTGTATTTTATAGGAAACAAAACTATGAAGGAGGCGAGTCAATGCAACTGCTCACAATTGCTGAAACTCATGACAACCTTGTAAAACATTACCGAACAGATTGGACAGGTCGAATTATAGACATAGCCAAACAATTCGAGCTACCTGACAAAGATATAAAACTTTACCCTGGAAATGTTATCGTGGTGATGGGACCCACTGGTATAGGTAAATCCGCTATGGCAACTCAACTTGTCTTGGATGGATTGCTACCTACCATTTATTCCACTATGGAAGTATCAGCAGAACAGATGCAACGCAGGCTAATCCAAACTATCAATGGTGAGGATAAGAAGGCTGTGGGTGAAAAGATACTTGCAGGAGTGATAGATTACCAGAAACACGCAGGCCACATAATGTGGACAAGAGACTACAAATTATCGCTTGATGATCTTGCTAGTGCAGTTACACAGTGGGCAGGACAGTTTCAAGTTCTGGTCATTGACCATATCAAGCTTGTCTCTGGAAACTGGAATGACGACATGCGTAAAATAGCAGATATTACAAGAACCATGAAAGAAATAGCACTTGAACACGGCCTTATCATTATCGAGGTCAGTCAGGTATCTAAAGGTGTTGCTCGCAACGCCATATGGGATGCTTACTCAGGTTCAGGAAACTCATCAATTGGTGAAGATGCTGACATGGTTTTAATTGTCAAGGGTGACCCCGCGTACCCTGAAAGGAACATACAAATAGCCAAGAATCGTGATGGAGACAGTGTTGAGTTTGATGCTGTATTTAAGAATTTTCGTTTTCAACGGCCTAGTCATGAGACTAGAGCGCAATTCTAGAAAGGATTAACGTGACTGAAGAATCAGAACAAGTCAGAGAGTTAGGAATCACAGAAGTAATGATGCCCTCTGCATTACCACACGGAAGCCTCATTTATTACATGGAGCAAGATACCGTAAACATCCTCACAATGCTTGAAATGGGTGTTGAGCAATTCGGGGTAACCGAAGAAGAACTCACCACTCACCTGATGGATAAACCCCAAGCGTTACAGGAAGGTACTGACAGTCTGAACATGATGGCTGGAAGTATCCAGGGGCGCATGGATATGCTTAAATCTGCGTTTGAAGCAGAGAAGGCGAAGCTTGAACGTATCAAAAACACCGCCAAGAAATTCAAACTGCTGACCTACAACATCGTTATGGCCATGGGAGAACAAATCTCGCCTACATCTCACAAAGTGATCATTAATGGTCAAGCGTTTACCGCCAAGCTTACACCTGGAAGGGTTGTTCAGGAAGAAGGTTTTCCTTTACCACCCAAATTCACTCGTTACAAAGATGTGCCAAACGCTGTTATTCGGGAAGATAAAGCATACATTCCTGAGTTGGACAAGAAAACTGCGGCTGTGGCACTAAAGGCTGGCGAGAGCTTGGCAGAATATGGAATTGTGTTAGAACGTGATGCCCAAGTCACAGTGAAATAATGACACATTTCTTTCCACTCATAGCTTTTGGCAAATTCAATAATGATGAAAGTTTTGTCCTTCATCTCAAATTGCTATGGGTGGCTGTGTACTTTACAATCGTTCATAAAGTGTCAAACAGAAAACGTAAGCTTCCCACCACACGCGCAGGAAAATGGTTCGGCAAATTAATGAGCCGAACCAGTGAATTTGAGACGAATTGGGCAATTGCCCTTGAACTCAGATTCATAAAATGGGCAGGGAAGCTTACTTTCTATATAGTGGAGGATGAATGAAAACATCATCTGCAAAAGCTAAAGGTCGGAGATTACAGCAAAAAGTAGCCACCGATATTCAAAATGACCATTATCTACCTGAAACCGATGTAGTCAGTACATCTATGGGAGCTGGTGGTGTTGATGTGCAAATGTCAGCTAAAGCTATCGAAGCTTGTCCTATCAGCCCCGAATGTAAAAATCAAGAATCGCTCAACATCTGGGCGGCTATGAAGCAGGCAGAAGCAAACTGTCTTGATGGAACTCATCCAGTGGTAGTTTTCACTCGTAACCGATCGGAAACGTATGCAACGCTACCCTGGGATTCACTCAGGCAAATCCTCAGAGAAAGGAGGGAATACCAGATTGCTAAAGAAACTATGCAAGGGGACATGTAAGACTGAAAAGGATATACATGAATTCCGTAGTCATATCACAAAAGGCAAACGCTACTATCGTGGCGAATGTCGGGATTGTGAGAATGAAGTTACACGCCATAAACGTCAAACTGATTCACGAAGCTGTCTGGTTAAAAGCTACTTGATTATACCTAATTTCACCTATGAAGCTGTTTGGGCAAAGTTAGACCATGCAATTCGCAACCAAATCACCAATCCATATTCGTTGCGAGGTGCTTTCAATTTCTTTATCAACAAAGGGTCAGCTTCACGCTTATCTCATGATGAGAAAATGACAATCATCAAAGCATGGGAAAACATACGACTCACTTCAAACAAGCACTTGTGGATCTGGTCGAAACCTGACAAAGCTGCTATTCTTGTTAGAGGTACAACTGACTATACCGATGCTGTTAAATCTATGGCGAAAAACACCACGATTTATAGGGAATGGTCAGCAATAAACGATGTCCTAGAATGGTCAAAGAAGCGGACACTCGGGAAAAAGAAACCCGATGAGCCGACCAATGAGCAGCGAGACTGAAAAACCATATGAAGTGGTTGCAACTGTCGCTTTTAAATGGCCTTCTCAACGAGGTGCCTTTATTCGGAAGTGGGAGTTTGACCGAACTATGGTACGGAAACGCACTAGGAATCTACTCAGATGCAGTAAATCGTATGCAACTGAGAATGATACCATTGAGCTTGCAAATGAGCTAAAAGCACGAAACGCTTATGTGGTCGTATATCGAAACATCAATGAGAAGTGGGCTGAAGTGCTTTCAACTCACTACGGAACTGTGGAGCCATTTTATGGAAAAGCTTAAACGAAACCGAATCATTGTAGGCATGCTTTTCACGCTGAACATGATTCTGCTGATTGTCCTGCTATCAATAGCGTTCAAGCAGAAAGCGAAAGACACAGAACTAAATCACAAACTACAAGAAATACAGATGATGAGTAAACGCCTTACCAGTCTGGAAAGTCGGATGGGTAAATATACTCAAAATCGAAGTCTAGCATTATTATCTGTTTACACTACAACGGGGATTGGAGGTGGTGACTATGAAAAAATAAAGCCTTGAAATTTGGTCCTGCACACACTTCCAGATTATTCCTAAAAGGCTAAACCCACTTGTCGAGTGGTGTTGCGGAAAATCACCACTTATCGCGTAAAGGGGAGTTTAGCAATTGCTCCCCTTTACATTAACCCAGGAAGGAGATTGAATTGAGAATAAAACCGAACAGTATTGCCTTTTGGCATATTGAAATAAACAACAAGGTCACAGGATATGAGATTTTGGCAGGGCATCGCTGGACACTTCAGGAAACAAAGCAAAAAGCTGATGGAACACCTGCTCAATCTACCAACAAGTATTTTACTTCCCTGCTGGATTTGCTCACTTATGCTGAAGATACTGACATTAGACACGCCCTAAAGTCCATTAAATGGCAAGATTTTATCACCGCATTAAGGGAATCCAATGTGAAAACGGGAAAAAGAATTGCTCTCATGGAAGGAAAAGAATTGATGTTGATTCGGGAACTTCAGAGGGAGAATAACGACCTGAAAAAAAAGAACAAGTCACTTCGGGATAGAGTGGCTAGAATGGAGAAAGCAAATGATAAGAGATAAAGATGGGAAAGTTCGCATCAAAGACACTCTGAAGCTACATGACGACCAGATACAAGGAATCTTCACTTTACTTTCGCTTATTGTAACCACCGATGATCAATTAATTGAAGAAATTCAATCTCAAAACATGACAATTGAGGAAATGAAGGAAAAGTTCAAGAATTTAGATCTACCCAAGAAAACTATCATCCCGACCCGAAGGAAAAAGAAGAAATGATAGGCCGTAGTGACCTGACAAACGAGAAGCGCATTAAATCTGCTATGCGAAAATTAAGCTACTTTGAAATTAAGCGATTGCAGAGATGGATTCGCGAAGAATCTCAACAAGCTCTTATTCGGAAACGTAGGATTGATAGAGTTCGTAAAAAAGATGCCCTGAGAAAGAAACAGGGATTAACTATTGATGATTATAAGTCAATACACAACTAAGATCGGAATCCCTTATGAGATTCATCGTTGTAAATGGAAACAAGACACAATGTATTGGAGTATATGGCACACTGGCTGTTGCAGAGTTTATCTTTGAAAAGTCCAGATTGGCTAATGCCCGAAACCGCCCCAAATTCCGTGCAGAACACATTCTCACGGATGATAAGTGGCCGACTGAACTTCAGATAGAAGTTACACGTCGAGTACAAAAGCACATCGATTCGCTTAATCAGGATGCAGTCACCAACATCAGGACACAGATGTTTTTCGACACACTTCCTGAAGAATTCATTGACAAACCATCATGAAATTCCAATTCGCTCAAGGAACTTTCAAGCCAGATGCACAATTTCAGTTAAAAGAAGCTGTGTTGAGTTGGGATGGGGATAGCTCAGTTGGATTATTCCCCTCGACCATCAGCTTAAAAGACCTAAACTTTTACATGGAAAATGATGATGTAAAACGCTTTGGTGATGTTTGTGATTCCCTTATGGAAATAATCACAGGCGAGCCGTGTAGTAAAGTTCACCTTATCGATTATGATAACGTGACTTGGTTTATTCATGAGGATGAAATAATTCATCTTCACAACCCTCTAAAGGAGGAAACACCTTGAAAATCGCGATAAAGTTTGACTATTCAGAAATGTTATTTGATTCAGTAACCGCCATGAAGATTATGGAGTTCATTGAAAATGGATTTAAGATGGACACAAAGGGTTATGGGAAAGATAAAGTCTGGTTCCCGCACAAGGAACAAGCTACGGGTATTACCGTGGAATTTGTTAACGATTCTCAAATTGTACTTGGTGATGAAGCCAAACTAACTGCAATTGAGAAGGAGATCGAATCAAAAGAAGCATCCCTTAAATATCGGAAAGATGAATTGAAGGAAACTTCAACTGCTCTTGACCTTACCAGAGAACAGCTTAGTACCGCAAAGGCTGATTTGGAATGTACGCTCACTCAAATTCCTACCGCTGTAAAGGAAGAAGTTGAGGAACGTGACGTTCCACCATCTGACGATTAAGCGTTTCGCACCGTGGGGTGGGTTGCAAAGCCTACCCCACACCTTCTATAATTATTAAAAAACCGAAGAAAGGAGCCTCTATTTTGGAAGCTCAAGCAATACTTGGAATGGTTAATATCAATCTGATAGAACCATTAGGAAATGTCCGTGTTGGAAAAGTAAAGGTTGACAGTGAATTGGTGAAATCCATAAAAGCTGTTGGCTTGTTAAACCCTTTGACTGTTCGTGAGGATCCAGAACGTCAGATATATGAACTGATTTCAGGTAACAGGCGATTCGCTGCCTTGAAGAAGATTCATGGGAAGGCTGACTTTGATGTAGCTGTCAGTATTATCACAGCAACGAATGAAGAACTTACCAAAGTACAATCACATGAAAACATCCACCGTCAAGACATGAACCTGCTCGATATGGTTTCTCTTGTGGTGACAATGACGAATGACGGCATGAATCAGAAACAAATCGCTGTTGTCTTTGGCAAAACTGTTGCCTGGGTAAGAAACTTCGGTATGCTTGCCAACCTACATCCTGTCTTACTGAAAGCCCTAAACGAATCTGATGATTACAAAGACTTCCTTGAAGATGCTGTAAGCATTGCATCCTATTCACAGAAAACACAGGAAACCTTGCTTGAAGAATACGACTTCATCGAATCTTACCATTGGAGCGATGCTGAATATACTCTCAGAAGTCAGAAGTTGACTTTGGATAGAGCGCCATTCGACATTACACTAACAGAATGTGAAGGCAAGTCATGTGTTGGTTGCGAATTTCGCACCGATGATCAACTAGGCATGTTTGCTGAATATACCGAACCATCTGTTACCAACCCATGTTATGATGAAGCTTGCTACCGTGAAAAGTACACGGCTTTCATCGCTGAACTGACTGAATCGCTTGGTGTTCCACAAGTCGACCAGAGCAAATGGCATCATGACGTAAAATGCTTTACCCCAGTAGAATTTCACACCAAAGCTCGTGGAGTAAAGGGTGCTATCAAGAACGCAATCGCGTTTGACATTAGCCGTGAAGGTGAAATTCTGCTTCGTCAAGCCGCTAAAGCCACCAAAGCCGAAAAGGAAACTAACACCAGTACCGAACCTGGGACCGAGCCTGAGGAAGAAAAAGGGCTTTCCAATTCAAGTCAATCTAAATGGCGTACTTTCGTAGTTGGATATATGAAGGAATACCTTTGGGAGCATTTAATTGCTTCTGATATTGGTCTGACTGGCCCCGTTGCTCACATGCTATTCTCAACCAATGCTCAGGCAATTGGTGATGTTTGCATGAATCACAGAAAACACGTTTACACAAAGGAAAACTGGCTATCCTTTGACATGATGGGAACGATGCACAATCTTCGGATTGCTGTTATTCGCAACAAGATTGTTGAAGCAGGTCGCTTTTCTGAACTGGTCGAACTTCAACACATCATGGTCGAAAATGGCATTGATGTTGATATAAACCTTGAACTGCTGAAAGAGTGGACTGCTAATAAGCACCTCCGTGAAACTATTACAGCATTGTTCACAAAGGGTGACCTGGAACCATTTGCAGAAATGGAATCTTCTGCTAAGAAGGGTGACTATGTTGCTGCAATCGCTGAAATTCCAAAGATGCCTATGGTGGATCTACTCACCAAAGACCATGAATGGAAATCTCAGTATGTGCAACATGGTGATGATTTCTTATCAGCATGGTATAATTATAGTACCATAACTGAACCTGGCTTTGCTCTAGTTCATCAGAGTAAATTTGAAACAACCGATGTAGAAACTGAAGATGATTCAGAGGAAGGAGAAACAACCTTTGCAGAAGAAATCGAAACCGATTACACCGAAAGCACCGAAGAAACAGAAAGCGAAAAAGCCGACCCAATCGAAAGCGAAGTTGCTGAAGTTTAGAATCGGATTTAATGTCACTATTCCTGTTCACAAGGAAGTACACGCACAAGGAATCGATGAAGCTATGCGAATAGCAGTCGACTCCGACCCAACTGGCTTTACTCAAGGGGAAGCAAGTTGGTTACTGGCACAATGTTTCATGGAAGGTGAGGAAGTCGGTGAGCTAACTAAAACGTCAGCTTACAAGATCGCCCTCATCAACTCTGAGAAACTGAAGGCTGGTGAGGAAGTGGATTCGCCTGAATAAAATAGGCAAGTACATAGGTCGGAATCGGGTAGGTAAACTACTTGGAATCGATGTCGTGTCCTCGAATTATGAGGGGGAGAGCGCAATTCTCTCCCCCATTAATTCGCGTGGGGTGTCGAAGTCCTGTGTCCTTTTTATTCCAAATGAAATGCTCCCATCCCTTGTTCGTACTCTTAGGGGCATTTACAACATGCACAAGAATAAAAGCAAGATGCTACCTTATAAATGTATCCAATGTGATTCAACCAACATTGTCATGGATGCCACAATTTCATGGTCTGAAGAAATTCAAGATTTTGAGGTTGAGGATACCTATGACACTTTTTATTGTAAAAACTGTGAATCAGATACGGCAGCGACTAGATGATTTATTTCATTATGTCAACCAACACTAATACTGGTGAAGGTGGGTGGATTGAAAGGATAAATTCCAATTCACCCAAAGCGGCCTTTCGACTTCACAGGAAGATCCACAAGCACCTAACTAATCTGAGATTATTGAAAGGTGAAGAAGCCGAAGTTCAACGTCAACTTATGGCTCTCGACCCGATTACCGAAAGGCATCCAGATGTCTATCATGATAGAAGCGGTAATGCGGGAAACCCTTATCTGGATGAGAATGGAGATTTAAAATGAGTGAAGCAATTTATCAGCTTGGTTCTAATTTTGACCCACCCGACCCACCGCCTGAACCGATAATAGAGGATGATGATGAATTGTTATCCCTATGCTGTACGGCTAACGCCTATGGTGAAATTCATAGTGAGGTAGTAGATGAAACCGATGATGGTGAACCTATCATTGAACACTATGGAAGATGTTCAGCTTGTAAAGAAAACAGTACATTCACTGATGGAACGGAGGAATAAGATGAAAACTAAACATTATGAATCTATAAAATCAGGGCCACATGGCTCAGGTTATGGTGTTTATGAAAGAGGCAACGACAAGCCTATTGAATGGGGAATCCGTTGCCATGCCGCATCACGAATGGTAAAAGAGCTACAAAAGAGAAGGGATGCTAAGGATGAACAGAATCGCAAACACCCAGCAAAAGGTTGACCAAAAATCTTATGGTGAAAACTATGAGAGGATTTGGGGAAAAAATAACGAACCAGAAAACAAACTGCCAGGGAACGTGAAATTCGTGTGGTGGAATAAAACTGGTGCGCCTGAACATGAGGAAAGCTTTGCTGTGGGTAGAACCACTAGAGGCTTGATGTGGGAAGGTAGGCGACCTGACTATTTCGAGGTTTCGTTAGATGCACCTGATGATGTTCCTCACCATATTTCTCATATGTGGGAAATGACATTAGCAAGGTGAGTAAGTCCAGAGATTGTGGACATACTACCCCTAAAACACATAAGAAACCCCTCGATTCAGAGGGGCTTCTTTTTTCTGAAAGCCTGACTAACCTGGGGATTGATAACTGTCAGTCCCTTTTTCTTTTCCCTTCTGAATATGCTTCACATCCCGACTTGCGGAAATCTGTGGAACACCTGCGAAAGTCTCTAATCCATAGATAGGATTGCGTAACATTCGCATGGAACTCTTAGCAAATCTGCCAAAGGGGAACCAACTGTATATCTCGCTGTTTAAGTACCGCTGATAGTCTTGATTCATGATTGTGACTAATGGCCTTAGAATTAATCTTGAGGGCATTGGTGCGGTAATTACGTTCAAACCATAGGTACCGAAGAAAGCACGCTTCCTATCATCATCATCACCGAACATCATTTCACTCGCATCCTTCATGGCATCCAGGTGAGGTGGCAAAGCTGAATCAAATATTGAATATGGGTAGATCGATGCTAAGGCCATCATGACCGATGCAACCGAAGTCCATCTTTGCATGCGTTTGTGTTCTTCAGACTCAGGAGTTAGGTTCAATTTCTGTGCATCAAGTTGAATCTGCTTTTGAAAGCTCATGGTGGAAAAGAAGTACATCATAAATCGAGTAACAATTTTACCGAATCCAGTTCTAGCAAATTCAGGTCTTACCCCATTGTGGTAAAGATACTGTGTACCAGTTACAACATCCCTGGAAAACTTAATCTGTGCATCACCTGACAAGCCCATTTCTTCTGCCATGATATACCCAACAGTAAATGCACGTTCTCTTAGCCATGTTTCAGCAGGAGTACCGAATTTCCCTGCAATATCCATAGCTTTCCTGCCAATATTATACTTGCGATTTATTTCAAGTAAAGCTTCCCTTTTCTGCGCTCTAGTTTTGTTGGATAATGCCACTTCTTTCACGGCTTCATAGGCACCGCCTATTTCCACTTTGTAAGGGCCAGCAGCAACATCGAACTCATAGGCCATTAACTCGGGCAACACTCCCTGAGATTTCATCATCGCCTTATATTCACCGTCTTTTTGACCCAACAGTTGATTGGCTTGCTTGAATCGTTTGATTCCACCATAGACTAGCATGTTGGTTGTACCGCCAAGAATATTTCCAAGTGGATATTTAGGATGTGTCAGCAAGGTCAGATATTCGTACTTGGCTTCAAGGTTAGCTAGTTGTTGCATTTTCCATGCAGGCAACTTGTACTTAGAGCGTTTATTCCAAAAATCAATTACAGTAGAATCGGAAAAGAATTCTTCATAAGCATCGGGATTATCGTCAGGCTTTTTACCTGATGCTTTGGCAAGCATATATTTCAGTAGCTTGGGTCGCTTATTGAACTCAGGTATGTAGCCCATTGAGTCACGCAAATATACATTCATAAATTCAGCAATTCGCTTTACTTGACCTTCAGATTCCTTACCGAATTTCTTCTCCATTCGCATACTGAAATCGTCAATCATTCTGCGACTTTCAACACTATATTTAAGCCCAACAGCCTGTTTCACAGTATCTTTCCAATACTTCATCCAGACCATAGGAAGCTCAGTAGACCACCCGCCTAACTGCATGTTACGCTCACGCTCGGCAGGATTTCTTGTTTTGGAGAACCAATCGAATTGATCAGCCTTCGCATCAAAGAACTCTTTTCCAGGTGGTTCAACCATCGTTCGGCCTAAATCTTCAAGCTTCTTCTGCATGTCAATTGTAAGTGCTTTCTTCAGCTTGGGGTCTTTAGTTGCATTAATGGTTCTGACATATGATTCCTCATAGGCTTTTACCATCAACTCAGGTGAATCCCAAATGTGAGGGAGGTAGCCAGCGATTCGGTCAGGAGTAATGAACTTATCACCCTTTGCAACAAGCTTCATACGATTCAAGTTGTCTAGCTTTTTGGCTAGGTTTTCCAACATGTGCATCGTCTCGGTCCGCGCTTCAATAATATTCTGAATCTCTTTGGCATCGGAACCAGTCAGCTTTGAAGATTCCTTTTGCAGTCGGAGTATTTCTTTGTTCAATTCTTTAATCTGCTTGGGTAAGTGATACCTTTTCACTTCCTGATTATTCCAATGGATAGAGTATTTCTTGCCTGAAGAATGTTCCCAATAAGTGTTATGGATGAAGTCAGCAAGCTTGTTCTGCTGTCTCATGATATATTTCACATAATGTCGTTTTGCTCGACCTGCATCATGGTCAAGAGATTCCAACTGAGCTTTAGCATTTCTGTATCTATCCATGATTTCAGCTTTATGCTCAGAGGACATTCCTTTGAAATGCTCTTTACCGCCATACTCAACTGGGTAGATGTGAGCCGCGATGTCAAACAAGTCCTTTACAGCACCAACATCAGCTTTAAACATTTCTTTCCATTGTTCGACGTAGGTAGATTCCTCTTTGGTGAACATAGATCCATTCTCAAGACCATACTCTTTGGAAACCCACTCGGGTAGCTTTTCCAGATAGAAAATAGAGTTTAGTAAGATTTGCCCTTTTTGTTCTTCCTTCTGAATCTCAGCATGTGATTCCAGCTGATGTTGAAAAACCTTACCGAATCCACTAACTGGCTTCAAGGCGTGCATACCAGTTCCAACCACTTCAGACTCAGGCCACATGACATCAAACTTCAGGAAGTCACGTTGAACTCTATTTGGCATGAGTTGTCTTTGAATCACACCAAGTCTAGGATCGCCAGAACCCAATGCGCTCAATTTTTTGATAACAAAGTCAATCTCTTTGTGGTTATCGAGGTGAGGTTTATTAATAAGGCCAAGTAGAACCCTGCGAAACTGAGAAGCCATTTCAGGATATTCAGCAAATAGTCTCTGGAAGTCAGCACGTTGCCCAGGAGTCATTGGGATTGTACCGTTACTCATATCCTTAATTACCCCAAGTGCTTCTTCACGGCCACCATAAGGGAAGAAAAGCTCATTAGGTTCAACCCCTCTTAGGAGTAGGTCAGCCCTTTTCCTCGATGCTTCCGTATATCTATGCCCCATCCCATCTTGGTCAGATACCACATCATCGTAGTGTCTAATCCAACTTTGGTGAGCTTTGTCCTTCGAGAATTGGTCCCACAAACTTCGGTTGATACTAACGGCTTCAGTAAACGAGCCATGCAAACTGCCAGTTTTGGAAACCATTGGGTCAGGCATGAAAAATGTTCGGATGTCTCTGGTGCCTTTATCCCACAAGGACTGGATACGCGCATCGAGAGAGGTATAATCAAACTGCTTCCCACCATCTTGACTTTCGATGCGGTACTTATCCAGGTACTCCCCTAGATTCTCAGGAATACCTTTGGGAAAGAGTATAGGCTCTAACCCATTAGTCTCGATGAAAAAGCGAAATTTGGTCTGAACCTTATTCTCATTCATCTTTAATTCTTCGACTGATGCAAAATCTCTAGGCCGTTGGAAGGGCAAGCTATCACGCATTGAACGCAAAGCCCACATCTCAGCAATTTGTTTCGCTTTGGCCTTATTCTTCTCACCCCAATACTCAAGGATGCGTTTAGGGATAGTCCAACCTTTACTGGATTTGTAGTCGATTCCCTCAAATATCTCAGGGTGTTTATCGGCAATCATACGATAGAGAGCTTCATTATTTCTGGATGCCAACATGGAAGTTCTGATTTGGTCAGCCCTTCGAGTCGTGTGCATACCACCACCAGTTCCACCAACATGAAAATTGATAGGAGTCGGGTCATGCAGTTTGAATGGGTCAGGATAGGCAGCGATTAGCTTCTTCAGCAATCGTTGTTTCGGACTTGTTGAATGGTTGCCTTTCACATTCAAGAATGGTAATACAATGGTATCAGAATATTCAGTTCGGTTATTGTGGTCATGCTTTTCAAGCAGGAACTTCTTACTTGGGTTATCTTCAGCAATCAGCATGTCACGAATGGCAGTAGGCATGTCATATTTCTTGGCTTCACTTGCAGGCCCCCAACGGAGTTGCATAGCACCATGACTAAGGCTGGCTTCATACATTTCCCAATAGGCCATATCCTGCTCATTCACGCCATAGGCTCGACCATCCTCAGAATCCTTCACACGTTTCTTGAGAGCTTGAATTGCGACACGTTTGTTTTTGTTGTATTTCTTCTCAGGGAATGTTCCCTCGCGAGTTACTTCAGAGAGAGTTAATTCAGATGTGATATTATGAATAGCCTGAGTCACTTTATTCAGGGAAGGAACTGCCTGCTTCCACCAGACAACGCCATACACCTGATCGGTCTTGATGGGAACCCCGCCCAATGTGAATAGCTCGTTGTTCTCAGCTGCTTCAAGCACTCGATGTTCATGCACAGCTTGGTGAACCGCTTTTAGTGATGCGTTCTTTGCTTCACCATCGAAATTCTTACTGTTCACCATTCGGCCAGCCTGCTCTTTAAAGTAACTGGCTACCTTTGCGAGAATCTTGTGAATCGGGTCTTTTCGCGAGAACTCAAGAAAGGCTCTACCGCGAGCAAGCATTGAGTAATTTCCTCTGAGTAGGTCAGGTCGGGAAAGAAGGTCAGCTTTCGGACCATCAACCGTCACCTGGACTTCACCAGCAAATTCAGACATGTAGCCTGAATATGCTTCACTGTCAGCTTTGATTGCAGTTAATCTATTTCCAAGCCAATTGATACTCATGTTGCCTTTGACAATGGCATCGAATCCAGACCGCCTATTTACAACTTCACCAATCTTCTTATTGACGGTGCGAATCTTGTCATTCATTTCACGATACCACTGAGGATCCAAAAGGTCGACCTGCGGATTCGTCGCTTTTCCAACATCGGTGATACCAACACGAAACTCACCATCGGGGCCAAGTATGTCCTTCGTATATTCACGCATCATACCTTCAGGCATGTGAATGAATCCTGCCCCTGCATCACCATCCCAATCACGTTCAGCAGCAACAGACGCATCGAGAGTATTGGCTTCAAGTGCATTTCCGCGAGTCTTGGGAAGGAAAACATCAACCGCCATTACAAGCATATCTTCAGGCTTAGATTTTGGAGAGGTCTGGAAATTCATGATTAGGTCATATTTCCGAACCTGTTCATCTTTGCCCTCGGCATTTTTACGAGTGAAGAATTGGCTTCTGGTGGCTTCCCACGCATCACCATATCTCATCTTGCCATTCCCACCAACTGGTGTGGCTGGAAAATGGTCAGCGTATTTTACATATTTCCCTGTCTCATGATCAAACAGCGTGATATTTTCAGGCTTCTCTAGTTTCTTTGAAAAGCTATAAGGAGCGCGAGCCTCCCCAGGGACTACAACTCTTTCACCAGAGTAGTCCCTGAAGGTACGCTCTTTCAGCTCATGTTCTTCAGCCTTACCGCCTTTTTTCCATGCAAAACCACTTTCAGGAACGAGTGTCACCCATTCCCCCGATGCAGTTCTTGGCTTGGCGATGTGGCCTAAAACTTGTCTAAAGGTATTGTTTGTCTGCTCAATCAAAGGTGCGGAGAATGGATTTGCTCCATCCATTAATTTCCGAACATAGGCTTCATTCGATTCAGAGAAGTTCCCCTCAACGAAACGCTTGCCCTTCGCATCACGTTTGATTTTAGCACCAAGTCCATAATGGATAAGCGCATTGACAAAAGCTTTTGGGCGAGTAATCGACTTCTGAATCTGCTCGACTGCTTTGACTTCATCCTTCACATAGGCTTCGATATATTCATTGGCAACATCATGATTCATGAACGAATCCAAAACCTGAGGTGTGACTGTTACGCGACCCTTGCCTTTGGTCTTGTCCATCTTGATAAACCCAACGGCATCTTCACCAATATCTGAACGCATGTTTTCTGCAATCTCAGGATATTTAAAGTTACGTTTCCCATCAGCACCCTTACGACCTTTTGCCATATCAGCAAAGGTCATGTTTTCCATGATAGGCCAGTTCACCCCTGTTTTGTCGGCACGGATTTTAGCACCTGAGTCAAAGATTACAAAATCCAACCCATTCGCTTCCATGAACTCGTTTAGACCCTCATGGTAAAAAGTCTCACCCTTTCCAATAAATACATCATCACCAGAGCGATGATTGATAACCGTTTTCATATTCACGGTATCGTCAGGAAGATTCCACCTTTCATTCTGCCTTTCAAGTTGTGCTTTGGAAATGTAGATAGCACCATCTTGACGACTTTTAGTATCAGACTTCAACCACTTTTGATACACAGAATTCTTGGCTAATTTCTTTATCCATGTTCCGTCATTGATTACGACATAATTCATCTTCCGCTTATTCGGAGAGTAATAGGCATTGGTATTGGCCTGACCAAAATACTTCATCATTTTATCAGCGCGTGATTTGATGCCTTTATCTCTGAGGAATCGTTCATAGGCAACCTTTGAGTTAGGCTTGTTCTGTTCAGCCCTTTGCTCTCTCCACTCATTGTAATTAGCCTGATACATGGCGTAAGGAATTGTTCCTTCAGTAGCCCATTGGGTGTACTGTTTGCCTTGCGCGGCTTCAAAGATTTCCCGATGAATCTGAGCTTCAAAAATATCTCTTTGGTTCAGGTATCTATCAGATGCACGACCATCTTTTTCAGAAGCTTCAATGGCTCTAAGCTCTGTGATCATGTGTGGTTCATATTTGATTAAGAGTCGGGCATATTTTCCGACTGGATGCTTCATGTCATAGATGTGTCCAAAATCAACACCCATGCGCTCAAAGTATGCTTCAGCAGGCTCATTTTTCGCAAGCAGTTCACGAATAGTGTATAGACCCGCTTCATTGTAGAGTCCAGCACCCTCATAAATCTTATCAATCAACTTAGGTTCAAGTGCCACAAACCGTTTATGGTCAAACAGCCTATGAATCTTAGCGTTTGTGATGTATGCTCGACCTAACTCAGCGCCATTACCTTTCAAGGAAATAGTATCAATCTCAACCTGATTATGGTATTCCATCAAAGCTTGTTTTGATAGTCCTGGGTGTGCTTCCTCGACCAACTTCATGAACTCTAACTGGCCTTTAGTCCAACCATCTTTGTTGGCTTTGCCACCCATGTCAATCTGAGAATACTGGTGCTGAAATTCTTCAATGACTAAATTCGCATCATCGTAGTTCCCGAGTTTTTCACGGAGTTCAGATTTCCACTTAGACACGTTCATGTCATCTTTGATACCATTCTTCACACCGACTTCTTTCAAGTGGGGTGTGTAGGATGATTCAATTCGTTCGGAGTATTCTGCAGAACGCTCAGGAACATCAGATGTGAGTGGGCGACCATCTTCACCAACTGGTGCTTTATTCTCCCATCCATCGAGGACATTTAGTTCATCGGCACTAGGTTCAATCTTGCCATTCTCATCAAGCGCATCCCAGGGATCTACTTCTACTTCGGGTTCAGGTTCAGTTTTCTTGCCAAAGGTTTTCTCAAATACTGCTTCAATGGCTTTCATGCCACCTTTGGTAAGTTCCCGAGTTCCAACCCCTGCAAAATTGGGTGTCAGGGTAGGAGTATCGATTTGAACAAATTCTTTTCCATCCCAAGTATGCCACTTCTTCCTAGCTTGGTCAAAGACGAATACTGGCTTACCCTCACCAATAGCCATTTCAACCGCATATCCAGTTCCACCATCCACCGTTTGCTTTTTGGCTTTATTGGGGAAACCCTTTGCGCCTGCTTCACCCACATCGAGGATTCTACCGACTGCGAATACCGCATCAGCATGTTTGACTTGGTTCCAATTCCGAATCTGATAATGTGCGAACTTGGCAGACATTGGGCGACCAAGACGTTGCGCTGCCTTAGTAGCTTTCTCAGTACCTTCTTTAAACTCAGCTTTTGACATCTCAACTGGTTTAACACCCTCGCCTTTAAGGGTAGGACTGTCAACGCTCTTTGCCCCAGGTTCCCGATAATGTTTTGACTTCACGCCATATTTACGCCCTGCCATATCCCAACCAGTATCAGCACCTTTGGCACCACCTGAATGATGAACATACTCGTCGTTCTGAATCTCTTTGACTTCGAGCTTACCCTTTTTGATTAACTCTTGAGCTTCCTTCTCACCACCTTCAATAGTGATTTCAAGCTCACCCTCTTTGTTAATCTTGGCCTCAGGTAATTCCTTAGTCTCAGGGGTAGGTTTTCCCTTATTAATCAATCGGGATTGCCCTACTGCCATCAACATTTCCAATCGTTTTTGGAAAGTTTTAAACTCTTTGAGTCGGGCTAGGTCTTTGGGAGATAGGTCAGAATTTTCATATTCCTTGCCATACTTTTCTTGTAGGTATTTACCATATTCAACTAGGTCATTGTTCTGTTTCTCTACAATCCTGGAAAATACTTCATCATTACGAGCAAGGAAGTCACCTAACTGCTCTTGTCTCCGAAGGAAATCCATGCCAACTGCATCATCTGGCTTCTCGCCATTCTTCATCTTCTCGGTTTGCTCTAGCTCAATCCGTTCAAGAAGTTTGATTTCCTTCTCGACATTTGCAACCTGATTGGCTTGTTTCTTGGTGAGCTTTTTGACCTTCTTTGCCTTAGGCGGTTTAGGCTTCTCAGGAGCCTTTTTAGGCTTAGGCGGTTCAATGGTCGCTTTTGGCTTTACAGGAGCTTTAGGCGGTGTTTCTGGCGTTTTGGTGGGCTTACCACCCTCCCAATTGAAATTCCCTTCATTATCATGTCCAGTAGGAAGGGATGCTTCGCGGTCTAACTCAGAAATGTGTCTATCACGCCATATTCCAGTGATAAGGTCTTGGCCGACTAAGGTAGTATGATCATCGAGGACATATTCCCCAGGCTTTCCATTTTCCGCGGGTCGTTCAATCAGCATGCGGAAAACATTAGCTTCCTCTGCTTTTTCAACCACATACCCACGATGCCCATACATCTGACCCATTTCAGTCCTGAGGTGCATATTGACGTAGGTTCCATCGGGAATGACTTCACCTTTAGTATAGGTTTCCATCGTAAGCTTATCAACGTATCGCTGAAACTCAATCTTTTCCTGCGGAGAGAGTCTTTGAGGAAGAATCCAATTAGCAGGAATTTCAGCTTCTTTACCAAGTTCCCGCTTTACTTCAAAGGCAGCGACCACATTAGCTAAATCTTCAGACTTGTAAAATTTATGATAGAACTCATGAAGTATCATGAACCGTTGGCGTTCAGCTTTTGTGGGAAGAAATGTTGAATCGATGTCAGGACCGAATCCCTCTTTTCTCCAGATAGGGTCATTACGCTCAAAATACTCAGGGTCAATAATGATTCGACCACCTTGACGGTCAAACATGGCACCATTTTTAATTGGCTTACCTTCGCTGAGAGCATCACGATGATAAATTGGAACCTGAAATTCAAGACCATGTGCATCAGGAGCTTTTACGACACCAACACGATTGGGAATAATAAAGGGAACATCTTCACCAGCTTCGCGTCTAACTGCGATTTCTTCATTTGCCTGAGTCATGATGTCATAAAGCTCAGGACTATTTGCGTTATACTGGTCTTTTAGCCATAGGTCAACAATGTCCTGTGCTTCTTTTGGCATCTTATCCCAACCAAAATTCCGCTTAAAGGCTTCAGGATTATTGCGATAATGCCAACTGGTATGAACGCCCTGTGACTTCTGACCTTCAATCTGAATCTCATGTTCCTTTTTCCCTGCTACTCTTTTAACATAGGGAACTTCATGAAATCCAAACCAACTACCAAGTAAGTATTCATAAATCTGTTCAGCAGTAGAGTCGTTTCGCATGGTTGAAGGAATACCTTGAACCATAGAGCCTGCAACTGCTTGCAACAACTTCGCGGCAGTCTTTGGAGAACCACTAGCGGTAGTCCAGTTTAGAACGCTACCAAGTTGCCCAATACCACGAAAGGCACCACCAAAGGCAGCACCATGAGCGAAAGCAGGGAGTACAGAATCAACACGTTCCTTCCATTGGAAAGGATTGATACCACCTGCGGAAATGGCAGAAGCCAGACCCAAGTGCATCATTCCTTCCCCAAAATCACCAATACGCGGTGCCAGGAATTTGTTTGAGTTGATATACTTCGACTTGTTAAGCAAGTCTAGGGATGCTTTCCCTGCTTTTTTACCAACCGAGGATTTAGTGATCATATCAGTGAGATACATCGGCACTGATTTTACTTTAGAGAGATTAGTGGGAACACCTTCAATGGCAGTCTTGTATAAATCATCCAGAGACATAGCCTGCATTTCAGCCCATCGACCTGCTGAATTAGGCTTGTTCCATTGTTTCCCGAGTATTTTTAACGCACCCTTTTTACTGGTCTTTCCAGCAACCTTTAGAGCAAGGGCAGATGGATTGGGGATATATCCCACGAAACCAAGCAAGGAACCTAATGACCGAGCAATTTTCTCAGCTTCAGTACGCGGTTCAATGAATTGGAGATTAACGGTTGACATCCCTTCAGCAAAACCCGTAGGTATCTGCCCAAGTAGTCGCCCTGTTTCCCTCAGAAAAAATTCATCTTCACCATATAGAGCCTTCTCATAATCACGAACAGCCCCCACCTGATGAGGTGAAAGCTGTGGTTTCATTTGCTCTATTACATCTGCTATCTCGACATAAGGATTTTCGCTCAAGATTTTACCCCTATAAGCCTGGTGCCATTTGGTTCATACCCATCATCTGATTCAAAGCAGCGATTGTCTGCATTTGACGTAGTGCCAATTCAGATTTCTTCTTGGCTTCTTTGTCCTCTTTGCCAATGCCACTCAGGAGGTGTGCGCCACCAGCTTCAATAAGTCCTGCGGCTCCACCAATAAGTGCGCCAGGGATAGCCCCAACACCCGCACCTGCCAAGCCAATACCACCACCGATTGCGGCTCCACCTGCGATACGGGAACCATAATGCTCCATCCAATTTGCAGGCTTTTCCTCTTTCGGTAACATATCTTGCATATTCAATCCCCAAGCTTGTAACTGTTGAGGAAGGGCTTCAAGCATAGCTTTCCGCTGTTCATCACCTAGCTGTTTACGCATCTCATAATCTTTGGTAATCATAGCCATTTGATTCTGATTGTTGAGTTGCGCCAATTGAAACTCATGACCACGTTGGGCAGTCGCTTGTTCGGTAGCCATTTTATTAGCAAGTACACCACCAACAACCGCTGACAACTGGCTTAACATTTGGTCGTTATTCGGAACATTAATAGCCACGATTACTCTCCTTCTGGCTTAAAGAAACCAGTTCCATTCGTTCTGTCAAAGATTCCCTGCAACCCGAAACCCGCTGTCATGGGTGCCATAGATTGATTGAAGCTTGGTGCGAACTTTTGGTTATTGTTGATATTCAAAATATCTTCATCTCTTTGAAGTTTTGCAGGAAGCATTTGAGCCATTAGCCCACGGTGCATATTTGCCTGACCCTGCTGTTGGCTTATACCAAACCGATTCCTCTGAGACATGAATTTATTCTGAGCCAATTGCGCGGCCTGAGTTGGATCCATTCCACTCGCTATGAGTTGAGAGCGATATTTCTCTATTTCACCATCAAGACCCGCATTGAATTCATTCCGCTGATTGTTCGTTTCAGATTGGTTAGGCATCAATGCTTGAGCTTCAGCGTTTATGTCGAGGGGGTTAACTCCCATTTCCTCTGCCGTAGGTGGCCCACTGTGCATGCCTCCCATGGCGAGTCCTAGTAGTCCACCACCAATCGCGCCTGCGGGCCCGAACATCGAACCGCCTGCCAACGCGCCTTGTGCTGCCCCACCGCCTGCATCTTTAAAATTCCAACCCATGATTAACCTCCAATATTAGGGGCACCGCCAGATTGCATCCAACTGGCAAGCTGTCTTAATAAAGCAGAATTATCTTGAGGGGCTTGTGGCGGTACTTGCGCAGGGGCTTGATTTGGAAATGCGCTTGGTGCCATTTGACCATCTTCATATGCCGCTGGTTGTGGTGCAGGGCCACTTGGGATGTATGGAGCCTGTTGCTGTTGTTGTCCACCACCGAATACCTGACCAAGTTTTTGACGAACGCCTGCGCCTGCATAGTCAGCACGTTGCATCATCTGACCCAACATGCCACCCATCTTGGCACCGAAACCTTGTTTCTGCATCCCAATAGCCTGTGGCCCTTGTGGAACAATTGGCTGTGCCTGAGGATTTTGAAGGGGCTGAACACCAGTCTGCTGACCAGTACGAACCTGACCGCCTTTAAAGGCACCAGCACCCATGCTTCCACGCGCACCAATGAGAGCATCATCCCAATTCTTGGGTCTATCTTCGGGGCGTAGGTTGTTGTACCAAGCATTGTATTTGTTCATATCACCACCAAACAAAGCCATTACATCAGCTTTAGGGTCTGCGGATTGTTCGTATTGTCCACCTGGGGCGTATGCTCCACCTGTCCAATCTTCTTGAAAATTTTCAATTCTGTTTTTCATCTCTAATCTCCTATTTCACTCGTTTAGGTTGGAACACTATTCCTATATGATCGATAAGCAACCCTGGACAAGTCGCTTCAATCTTTATTTTAAGCCGTTTGGCTTTGATACCAATTCTTGCCATGTATTCTTCCATATCAACTTGGATGTCAGTATCGGCACCACGAAACAAGAATGGCCCTTGCCAAGTCGCATCCATTTCACTCTTGTAATAAAGTTTTACGGTGTAGAATCTGCGTCTTGTTGCCATTAGTTCGCCCTCGGTCTTGGAGGTTGTGCATCATCTGGATCAGTAAGGCCAGGGTCAGCGATTGCGGTAGCCGATGGAATCTCCGCTATAAGATAAACTTTTTTGAATTTTTTGAAAACAGAAGGTTCCTTCATGGTTATCCATCCAGATTCAAATTCATAGTCTCCAAGATTCTCACCATCATAACGCAGTTTAGAAATGATAGGTGCCGATGCTTTCCGCGCCAGCCCCAAATTCAACATATCATGGATTGGAATAATGTGGGAAAAACTGCTATACGCACTTCCCTCAATTGGCATCCATCCCTTTTTCAAACTGAACACCCAATGTTTTTCTGTGCGATTATCTATCAAAACAATGCGTTCCCATTCTGAATCCCAATAGGCAACGATGTCATTTGGGGTTGCAGATTCAAGGTCAATTTCACCCTCAATAGCTCTATCAATTCGAGTCTGCTTGTAGTAGCTCATTTTTCCTGCTGTCTCTGGACTATTAATCATGAAGATGCCATATCGGGTGACCATGAACACACCAGCTGGGGTTGAGAGAATACTGTTTGTCAGGGTGGTGCCAAGCTTGTTCAACGAATCAGAGGTACGCCATGTTTCTTTGGTACCAGAGTAATTTAATACATCAATGTTATTCTCGTAAATGAGCAATAGAGCATCATGATGAGGTAAAATCTTGGTCGGTTCTGAACTTACTTCATAAACTGATTCAGGTCGGAAGGAATCATATTTAAAAGATTCACTCCACCGTAGGGTAGATTCATCAACCACAAACAGCCTATTCCCAAAGAGTACAGGGTGCTTATAGCTTACCACAAGATTCTTAGGGTCGAATCCAACTTCCTCAGAGTAAAAGCGGTTGGTGTGAACATCATCTTTTGATTGATCATCCACGACCATGTTGATAACATTTTCAGCAGGAGAAGTTTGGAAGTCGACTATTGCGCCAGAAGCTTCAGTAACGATGCCACCCAATGTTTCAATTTCCTGAACAATAGATGTATCTCCTGCAAAATTGTCTAAATTTTCATTTACCCGACCAACTAGCCCAAGTGTATCATTGTAGACTGGAACCATCAATGAATAAGGCTTGGGTGAGAACAAC